AATTAGAATAATGAAAATGAAATGTGGGAAATCCTTGCAAAATCGCTGAAAACGTTGATTTTAATAGGGTTTCCGGCATTTCGATAATGATATTTCGGTTGTTTTAGAAAGATTAAAATGGGTTCCGTTAGTCACAGTTAGTCACAAATGGAACTTTTATTTTTTCTATTTCTGTCCGAAGTTCTTCCAGTGTCCTGTGACCATATACCGCATTTGTAACATCTCCACCAAAGGAGTGGCCGAGCATTCGTTTTCGGTCATTCTCCCGGACACCGTATTTTTCGCACAGTGCAGAAAAGGTGTGTCGGCAGTCGTGCGGCGTGTGTTTCGGATCACCGACTATTCCTAATCGTTCCAGTGTAGGATAGAACAGTGCTTTTCTGTGATGTTGCTGAGTATATACGCATAGTTTTCCATCTTGCGTCAATACTTTCTGCTCAGCAAAACGGTACACAGCAGAATGTATCGGAACAATTCTATTTTTACCGGCTTTTGTTTTGATGCCGCCTTGGAAGTATTTCTCTTCCAGGTTGGTTGTAAGTTTTAGCACTTCCCCGATCCGCCAACCAGAGTAACACATAATAAGAATGAGCTGCACTTCTGGATCATCAGTATTATTCCACAGTACCTGCATCTCCTGATCAGAAAATGGCGTTCCATGTTCGGTGTCATTATCAGCATTGACATGGACATATAACGCCTTATTTTCCGTTACAATTTCTGAGTATACGGCATATTTGTACATCTGTTTGAACAGAGTCAGGATAGCCATCTGGCTTTGCTTTTTCAGTGTGCAGTCATCAATAACCTTTTGCATATCAGGAGCCTTTAAATCTTCGAATATACGATTATGCAGAACAGTGCAGTTTGTATAAGCTGTCCGGTATGCTTCTTTTGAGCTATATGACAGTTTTGTCCCCTCTGGGAACTTCCACGCATAAAATTGTTTATATACCTCTGAGAACTTCAATTTCTTGATTTCCGGGTGCTTATCCTCTACGCCCTTGATTGTATTGTAGTCGGCAATCAAGCGGCTTATAAGAGTATCTATGTCGGTTGTAGGGGATACCTCAAGAGTCCGCTCCATGCCTGGTTGATACGTGCCGGATTTGTAAGCTGTCAGGACGGTGAAACCTTTTATCCAGTCATCAACGTAGCAGATCGCCGGCGGACGTTTTAGTTTACCATTATCGCCCAGTGTAGCTGGTGGATGCACTGCAAAACAGTTTCTTCGGTTCTTGCCAAGATACCGGATAGAGCCGAAGTTATTCGGCAATTTTGGATATTTCTTTCTTTTCTTCGCCATTTTTATTCCTCTTTTCTTTATAGCTGTTTTAGGTATAAAAATAACAGCCGAACAAATTTTCTGTCTTGTTCGACTGCTCCAAAGATGATACAATATGTTTTGCCAGAATATAGCATCTCTCCGGAGATGTATAAACGCCGTCTCGGTACGCCAATACCGGGGCGGTTTTTATTTTTTATTCTATTTCTTCAATATCGACTGAATATCCGAGAACTTCTCCGACAGTTGTGCATTTTCCTTTTAGTGTGACTGTATCACCTTTTGCCATTGATGCGACTTTCGAACGCTGCTCATCATTTTTAATCTGGCATTGAACGCCGATTATCGCATATTCATCGTCAGGATAGAGGGAGATATATTTTCCAGATGAATCAATGTTCCCGAGTCTACCAGTGATTTCTAAGTACTGTCCTTTGTATTTATCAGATGCACCCATTGCATTACTGTCAAGATCAGACATCATATCATTGACCGATACGGATGTGTATTCAATTGGCGCAGGTGTATCAACTTCTTTTGCAGATTCTGTCTTTGCGGATGTGCCGGAAGAAGATGTGGTGCTTGAATCCGAATTTCCACCAACGGCACCAATAACACCAACGGCGACGACTGCTAAAACTACCCATTTAAGTTTTCCACTTTTTTTCTTGCTCATAGAATTGCTCCTCCTAATAGTTTTATTCGCCACGCTTCGCACTTTTTATGCGGATTATGTATTTTGTACCGCTGATTTTGCAATATTATGTAAAGTACGGTTATTCGTGGTATTTTTATTTTATCATTTTAAGAGCATATTGTAAAGATTTAGAACGAAATAGAGTGATTTAGATGAAAAAGAAATGTTTTTTTCTATAAAATAGTGAGAGTTCATGTATATCATTGGCAGTTGCCAAGAGTCGGAATAGATGGTATAATAGTAAAACGAACTAATGTTCGGTTCTATTTCCCACGGCCGGACATATACTGTAGCGTAGATGGTAGTTGTGATAGGGAGGGTTATTATGGATTATAAGAAAGAGATTATTGAACTAATAGAAAATATACATAGCGAAAAATTTATGAAGTTTTTATACAACATGATTATTTCGTTCAAGAAACAATGGGGGTATTAAGAAAGCAGGGAATTAATCCCTGCCTTTTTTATGAAGAAATTCAATCATGTCGAAAACGCTTTTCTTATCAGATTCGCTTAATTCAATCAGCAACTTAACATGTTCAACGATGTTCGGATTTGACATCATCTTTGGAATAAAATCCGTGTTTGTTTCCAAATTCTCTTCCCATCCCATTAGGTAAGCGGGCGTTGTGCTAAGTGCTTTCGCTAACTTATCTATGTATTCAGCAGGAACTTTATCAATATCACCCTTTTCATATCTAAATATAGTTGATCTTGAAACTCCTAATTTCTCAGCCAACTCATCAGCACTCATATTAAGCTGTTTTCTTCTTTTTTTCATTTGTTCACCAGTTTCCGACATTTTCCACACCTCCTTTCCTTGAAATTATAATACCACAAGTGATGCAAATATGCAACAAAAATAATTGCAAAAATGCGATTTTTAGTATTGACAAATGCGACTGCAAGAGGTAATATATAATCACAAAGTCGCAATAATGCTACTGGAAAGGAGGTAAAACTTGTGATTGTAAATATAGCAAGACTTAAAGGTAAAATTGTTGAGCATGGAAATACGCAAGAAGCTGTTGCAAGCGCAATTGGTATGGACAGAAGTACTTTTTACCGCAAGCTGAAAGACGGCGGCGAGAAGTTTACAATCGGTGAAATTCACGGAATTGTAAACGCAGTTCCTTTAAGTAGGGATGAAGCAATAGACATTTTTTTTACACAGCAGTCGCAATAATGCTACCGGAAAGGAGAATAAATGGATGCATTACAATTTAACAAAGCCGTCAGTCAACACTGCAAAGAATCTGGTGGAGACTGTTGCAAATGTGACCTACGGCTTTACTGTTACCTATCGCCCAGCGAGCGACCGGATGAGTTAGTGAGCCTGGTTATTGATTTTTTGCATAACCACATTGAAAACCATGATCATTATACCCATCACAGTGCGGCTTCATTTCCGTGTATTGATGATATGGACATGAGCACCGCAGTAGGTGGCGACCGCTATCAGAAACCTCATACTCTTCATAAACAGTCACGTGTTTGTGAATCTTGTGGCAATGATACAGTCGTGTAATTGTTTCAACCATATAATTCCCCTTTCGTTATACTCGGCATGTCGGTGCCTGTAAATGCATTATAGGTAGAGGGGAAAGGAAATACAATAGGTGATAAATAATGGGAGCAAATAATTTTACACATTTTACCGGAAAGAAATCTCCATTCAAAACTCAAAAGAGAAAGAAGAAATCAAAGGTAAAAAAAATTCATAAAAACAAATATGAAAGGAGCATGAAATGAGCGAAGTTGATACTTACATCAAAAAAAATGTGGAAATTCATCAGTTCGCCGCAGAGGTTGCGAGAATCATATCAGGCATTCCGCAGATGCCGGAGTTCTCTTCAGAGAGTATGACCGTAGCCGATGCAAGTCAATTGATCGGGCTTCCTATTACAGCAATCCGGGCAGGGATTGTGTACGGGTGGTTGCCGATTGGTGTGGCTGTGCAGAATAATAAGCCGGCAAAAAGTCTTTCCGGTGGACGAATTACTTACATTATAAGCCCCAGGAAAGTCTATGAAGTAACTGGACATGTCTGGAAAGGTAAGGCTGCTCTTAATAAGTGAGTGCCCCGGAGGGAGTCGACACCTCCGCCCCGGAGCTTTGCACCCACTAAAATGCCTTAGTGGATAGATACATTATAGTTCTCTATCTGCTAATTGTAAAGACAAATAAGAAAAAATAAGGAGAAATTAGCAAGATATGAGTGAAATTAGAAACGAAAATCAGCCAACATGGGCTGACATCGAAGTAGCACTTGCGACTGAAATTGTCGAAGAAAGTAAGAAAAAGTCAAAAAGATGGTTCACTGCATGGATTGTGACAGTCGCCGCACTGGTAGTAAGCAACCTTGCGTGGATTCTGGGAGAAATAAAATAAAATGAAAGAGTATATGCTAATTGCTGTTTGTATGCTTGCCGGGAAATATGTGGATATACCTATCTGGCTGAACATCTTTTTCGGTATCTCGGCAGCATGGGCGGTGCGTCAGATGAAAGCAGACTGGCAGTAGGAAATAAGGAGGATAAGAAGATGTTCGAAAAAGAGATTGATGAAATATATGGATTATGCAAAAGAGTTGTGAATGAAGTTCCGGCAGCAAATATCACCTTTGATTTTTCGGGCTACGGTTTGGGAGTAAGAGGGGTTAAAAGGGAAGAAGATGTTCTCCTTCTCAAAGACAAATTTAAATGGGATTTGTACCAAAACGTATCTTTTAACCCATTTTATGAGAAAGAAAGTCGTGAAAGCCTCAGAATAATCAAAGCTTTCCTGTTGGAACTTCTGATAGATGGGAAGTGTCCAAATGAGTAAACAGATAGCGATTATGAAACTTCTTCCCAGTCTGGAGATAGCAGGATGTATTAACGAATTGCTCAGAGAGCTTCAGTCCAGAGGGGATCACATTTTGGATTATGAAAACTGTGATATGTCTCTGGATCATATCGAATGTCATGAGACGGATACATTGTATTGTTTCTTTAAAAGAGAGGAGAAAAGATAATGAAATTGTACGAAATTGATAACGCAATTATGGATTGTGTAGACATGGAAACAGGAGAAATCATTGATGTTGAGAGGCTTTCTGCTCTTCAGATAGAAAGAGATCAGAAGATTGAGGGTATCGGTTGTTGGATTAAAAATCTTCTGTCAGATGCAAAAGCCTTAAAAGAAGAAAAAGATAACCTTGCAGCACGTCAAAAAGTTGCTGAGAACAAAGCAGCTTCATTAAAAGAATTTCTTTCAAAATATCTGGATGGTGAGAAATTTAAGACTGCAAAGGTATCAATTTCTTACAGAAAAAGTGATTCTGTAGATATTTCAGCGAATGCAACTGTTCCTGAGGAGTTCCTTAAATATGCAGAGCCTACACCTGACAAAATCGGATTGAAAGCTGCATTGAAAGCCGGAAAAGAATTTCCGGGAATTTCACTAAAAACTTCTCAGAATATTCAGATTAAGTAGGAGAGCGCTATGAGTGATTTTGAAATCCGTATTCCGGCGAGAAAGAAACAACCGGCAACTGATAAGGATAACCCTGTCGTGAAAGTTTCAACAGACGCTTACAATGCACTGGTTGAAATTTATAACGAATCAACCTTATCAATGAAAGATATTGCAAGTTTGCTGATTATTGAGGGCAGTAAACATGTGGTTTATGACAAGGAGGAATAGCAATGGCAACACCCGTATTAATTATTGGAAAATCTGGTTCTGGCAAGAGTACCAGTCTTAAAAACTGCCAGAATGAACACTGGAATCTTATTAGAGTATTGAATAAACCGCTTCCGTTTAAAGGAAAGATTGACGGATGGTTTACAGATGATTACCAGCAGGTAATGAAGTGCCTGATCGCATCAAAAGCGGAGTCAATTGTAATTGATGATGCAGGTTATCTTATTACGAATCATTTTATGAAGGGACACGCTTCTGCTGGAAAAGGCAATGCAGTGTTCGCTCTGTATAATGACATCGGAGATTACTTCTGGCAGTTAATCCAGTTTATTGTCACGAAAGTTCCACAGGACAAGATTGTGTACCTTATGATGCATGAAGAAAAGGACGATTCTGGAGAAGTAAAGCCTAAGACCATCGGAAAACTTCTGGATGAAAAGGTTTGCATCGAAGGCATGTTTACTATCGTTCTTCGCTGCATTGAAGAGAGTGGAAAACACTTATTTGTCACTCAGTCCAGTCAGGGAGCGGTAAGTAAATCCCCGATTGGAATGTTTGACAGTTTGACTATTGATAACGACCTTGCAGAAGTTGACAAGGTTATTAGAGATTACTACGAATTAGGAAAAGGAGAGAATAAAGATGAATAAACCAACAGCGTATGATACTACACAGGCAGCAGGAGAATTTGAACCAATTAAGCTTGGTGGTCATAAGATGGTAATTAAGCAGATATCAGAGAAAAAAACACAGGGTGGACTCGATATGCTCGTTATCTTGTTTGATTTCGCAGAAGGAGACGAACAGGCCGGCTATTTCATGAAACAGTTTGAGAACGATATCCGTCCAGACAAGAAATATCCGAATGCAGGTACTAACTATATGATTATTGACGAGAGTGTAGATTATGGTGTCCGTAACCTTAAAACATTTATCACATGCGTAGAAAAGTCAAATCCGGGATTTGCTGTTAAGTGGGGTGATAACTTCGGGCAGCAGTTTAAAGGCAAGTTGATCGGCGGCATCTTCCGTCTGGAGAAAGACTGGTACGACAACAAAGAAGTAAAACGTCACAAACTCGCATGGTTCCGAAGTATTGAGGGAATTAAGGATGCAGACATCCCAGAAGAGCGTACCACAAAAGCCTATGACGATCATCTGAAAGAAGAAGCTATCATGGGATCGAATCCGGCAGGTACGGACTTCATGAGTATTCCAGACAGCGTGGCAGATGATGTCCTTCCGTTCAATTAAAAGGATGTGTTTTTAATGGTTATACAAGCGGACACAAGAGAACACAAAAAGGAATGGGAACGGATTCAAAAACAGTTTGATGACATTGGAGTACAGTATTTCAGATCAAAGTTATATTGTGGAGATTATCAGTCGCTTGACAACGCAAAGCTCTGTATTGACCGTAAAAAGGATTTGCAAGAGCTTTGTGGAAATGTCTGCCAGCAGCATGAAAGATTCAAGGCAGAGCTTATCAGGGCACGTGAATCAGGTATTCAGTTGATTATCCTATGCGAACACGGGCCAGATATCAAATCAGTTGGTGATGTGTATTTTTGGGAGAACCCAAGAAAACACAAAGTCATCTGGAAGACGGTAAACGGTAAGAGAGTAAAGACTGTAATTTCTGATAAGGCTGTTGATGGCTGCCAGTTATATAAATCTCTCTGCACAATCAGGGATAGATACGGAGTTCGATTTGAATTCTGTGCAAAAGAAGAAACCGGGCGGCGGATTGTGGAGCTGCTGTCATGACTAAGGAAGAAATCAAACAGTCGGTAAAAATGTCAGAAATTCTCTCCAGGTACGGGCTAAGGCCGAATAGAGCAGGATTTATATGTTGCCCTTTTCACAAAGAAAAGTCAGCATCCTGCAAAATCTACGATGATTCCTTTTACTGTTTTGGCTGCGGAACCGGTGGCGATGTGTTTGATTTCGTAATGCAATACGAATCCGTTCCTTTTAGCACTGCATTTATCGAGCTGGGCGGTACTTATATCTCTAAAAAAGGTAAAAGTCGCAACCAGATCAGACATGAAATGCGGGATATTAAAACGAAAAAGTACAATCCCGTTCAGGTCCCAAACGAGCTTGAGCAGGTAGAAAAGAACATACTTATGTACGAAACAGCACTAAAAACGTTCCCTCCTGATTCAGAAGAGTGGTATATGTGCCAGTTTAATCTTGAGAAAGAAAAAAGCAGACATGAATTGCTATCTGTTAAGTCAGGAGGTGAGAAAAATTCTTGAAAACATTGAAAATTTACAAGCGCAAGACTTTATGGAAAAGCAGCTGTATGAAGAACTTTTTTCTGTAAAAAGTAAAATTGACCGTTCAGAAATCAAGTTTAAGCTGATGGACCGGGCAAAAAGTGTGAAAGCGAAGCATATAGTAGAAGAATTCATAAAGGAATTCCAGAAAGCAGAACAGGAAAAGGAAAAAGAAGAAAAAGCAAATCGTTCTATGCAGTTAGTTGAAAACATCACAAACTTTTATCCTGATTCTGTTGATAAGGAATATCCTAACATGGCTTGTGGTAGCTGGATAGCTACAGAGAACGGAATATTTTCCTCTGAAACATCTAAGGCAAGAGAACTTGTATGTCACCACCCAATCATGCCGATACGTCGGCTAAAAAACATCGAGACAGGAGAGGAACAGATCACGGTGACTTTTAAAAGGGATGGATATTGGACAGAAATAACTGTTCCAAAAATTGACATTGTGACTTCCAGGGCAATAACTAATCTTGCAAGGTTCGGGGTGCAGGTCAACTCAGAGAATGCAAGGCTTCTCGTAAAGTATCTGGCGGATGTTGAAATGTACAATGCCGATATGATCGACATACAGCACTCTACAAGCAAGTTGGGGTGGCATGGCAATGTATTTGTCCCTTACGACCTTTCAATTGTTTTTGATGGCGAATACCGCTTTAAAACACTATTCCAAAGCATACAGGAAAATGGAGATTACTTCAAATGGGTAACTCTAGCTAAACAGCTGCGGTCGTGCGGACGATTAGAACCACGAATAGCACTGGCAGCATCTTTTGCAAGTGTCCTTATACAGCCACTTGATATGCTGCCGTTCATCGTGGACTTCTACGGACAGACAGGCGGTGGAAAGACAGTAACAATCAATATAGCTGCTTCTGTTTGGGGAAATCCTGCGCCGGGAGCTTACGTTGGAAACTTTCGATCAACAGATACATCATTGGAGACCAGAGCAGATGTGCTTAATAATTTTCCGATGATTCTCGATGACTCAAAGAACGCTTCTCAGTATATCCGGGATAACTACGAAACATTGATTTACAATCTCTGTTCTGGCAAAGGAAAAGCACGTTCAAATAAGGACCTCGGAGCAGCTAAGGAAAATACATGGAGTAATGTGACTATTTGCAACGGCGAGAACCCTATTTCGGAATTTGCAGATTCCGGCGGAGCTATCAACAGAATCATTGAAATTGAATGTTGCGAGGATATTTACGAGAATCCAGCAGAGATTAACGGCATTGTCGTGAAGAACTACGGCTTTGCTGGAAGAGTGTTCGTTGGAAATCTCAAACAGTTCACATCGGATGATCTGAAAGAAATGAAAGCCGAAATTGAGAAAGGTTTTGACGGATATGACTTTCCAGCAAAGCAGGTAATGGCAATATCTACACTTCTGCTGGCTGACAAATTAGCTACAGATTTCATATTTAAGGATGGACGTGAGTTGACGGTCGAGGACGTTGTAGACATACCTACACGCAAGAAAGATGTATCAGAAGGTCAGAGATGCTATGAATTCATTCTTGAAAGTCTCTCCGTGTACGGGCAGCACTTTGATACGCAATTTAGCTGTGATCAGTGGGGATTCAAGGAAACGCCAGATGAATATGGAGATGTATATGTATATTTTTATCCGAAACCTCTTGAAAACCTTTTGAAGAACAATGGATTCTCCAGAAAAGCCTTTTCGGCCTGGGCGATTAATCGAGAGTTAATCAAGCACACAGGAAAAAGAGATACGGTACTAAAAAGAGACGGTGGAAGTGTAATGAGGCTTATTGCGGTAAAGATTGTTGATATAAAAAGTCTTGAAAACGAGCAAGAAAATGAGGTTATTGAAACTGGTTTTCTGCCATCTGATGCCGAAACAAATGTTCCGTTTTCGTAATTTGTAACCATGTAACCGTTGTAACACGAAAAAAAACATCCTATAGGAGAAAGTTTGAGAGTGTATAAAAAACATATACTCTAGTGATTCTCCTATATAAAAACCTTGGTTACATTGGTTACACGGTTACACACCTCTGAAGCCCACATAAAATAAGGGTTTGTGGCGTAACCAGTGGATTAAAAAAGCCGGTTACACACGGGTTACAAAATTAAAAAGTATATGCAATTAGATTTATTATAACAAAATTAACTGAATATTGCAAAAATATTCAGTTAACATAATTATTACAAGGAGTGGTTACAAAATGAAAAAAGGCGATCTCAATAAAAAGCAAAGATATGCATTAGATACAATGCTGTCTGGCAGTAATGTTTTTCTGACAGGTGACGCAGGAACAGGCAAGACAACGGTTATCCAAACGTTCATCGATGAGGCGGAAAAAGCTGGTAAAAATATTCTGGTATCCGCCACTACTGGAATTGCAGCGGATAATATCGGATATGGGGCAACTACCGTACACCGAGCATTGAATATTTCAATTAAATTTGAGGACTATAAGAAAAAGGTGAAATCCAGAGCTGAACTTCTGAAAGAAGCAGATGTTCTTATCATTGATGAAATCAGCATGTGCCGGTTCGATTTGTTCAATATGATTGCAAAGACGATCATCACGGAGAATGAAGAGAGAGCAGTTGACAGACTTCTGATCGGAGAGGACAAAGAAGACATTCAGTTAATCGTGATAGGTGATTTCTACCAGCTTCCGCCAGTTATTACGACAGACGATCGAAAAATTCTCTGTCGGATGTATGGATCTGATTATGGAAAGGGTGGAAAGTATGAACATGGATATGCTTTCATGTCTGAATACTGGAAAGAAATGGGATTTGAATATATCAAACTTGATGAGGTATGCAGGCAGAATGATGAGGGATTTAAGTATGTGCTGAATGATATTAAATATGGCAACAATATTAGAAAATCCATTGCATATCTGGAGAACAACGAATCAGACAAAGTTATACCGGAAGCGCCGTTCTTGGTTGGCACTAATGCAGAAGCTGACAGAATTAACAATACTTTCCTTGGCAAGTTGAATAAAAAGACGGAAAAAGTGTTTCATGCAGCAGTTGACGGTGAGTTAACATCTGCCGATATCAAGAATATCGCATTTGCCAGAGAGGACTTAATTCTTAATGTTGGTGCAAAAGTGATGATTACAGTCAATGATTTGTCTGGAAACTACGTTAATGGAACGATTGGCATCATTCAGAAAATTGTGGAAAACGGAGAATTTGAAGAATCTTATCTGGTTATCAAAACTGATAAGGGCAAAACAGTTAGCTTATATAGATACAATAAAGACATTGAGAAACAGGTTATTGAGGAATCCGAACAAGAAAAGGATGGTCGGAAGATCGTGAAAGAGAAGATTGTCCGTAAGAAAGTAGGCTCTTTCTCTCAGTTCCCGGTAAAACTCGCCTGGGCGATCAGTATTCATAAATCGCAGGGACAGACATTTGAAAAAATCAACATTGACCCTTGCTGTTGGGATCCAGGACAGTTCTACGTGGCTGTTTCACGTGCGAAATCAGCAGACGGCATACATTTTATCAGACCAATAAAACAAAGCTATATCAAGGCGTTTAGCAAGGACAACGAGAGACTTCTTGAACAAAGTTTTGAGGCAGAAGAAGGTGTATAAGTATGAGAGTGACGCACGAGCAGATACCGAACACCATAAAGTTTTTACAGATTGACTTTCCGGCACTGGTCCTCCAGACTGCTGGAATTGAGGCAAAGGATGAATACTGGCAGCAGGTAGTTGAACAGATCCATGTTGTATCTGAAAAATATAACAAAAATGGATTTGTAGATCACATGCTTGTTGCTTATTCGAATTATCTTTCCAAGATGTTTAATAAGACAAAAGAATTGGAAAAGGAGAATCAAAATGCCGTACAACACAAAGAATAGATACGAACAGGGACAAGCCCTCAGAAAAGAAATCTATATGTATATCGTCAGTTATATCAAACTGGTTGGATATGCACCGTCAGGGCATATACTCCGGTTGGGTACGGAATAAGAAAGATAAGTAAGGAGACAAGATGAAACTTTATGACATTGTTACAGCAGATGGTACATTCGTCGACAGTATGAGCAGAATAGAGATTTTGGAACGGTTCGGGATTTCTAAGGGAGTCTTTCAAAGATATCTGGATAATGGCGATCTGCTAGAAGGGAAATATCAGATAAATGATTATGACTGTGACATAAAAGCAAGGAAATGTAAGGACAGGGAACTATTCTTACAGTTTGACATTCTGGCTCAGAAGATAAGGAGAGCTGTTGGATGGGAAAACTAAAAAAGATTGGAGGTCTAACACAATGAATAAAATGCGTGAATATGAGCGAGGCAGGGAAGACGGGCTTGACCTTGCCAGACGAATTGTCAAACAGGGCGGGATTGAAGCCCTCGAACAAGAATGTAAGTTCCGGGGTGTAACTGGAATACATACCTCTCTGGCAGTAAAAGACCTTGATAAAGCGTCAGAAAAGATAAAAGAGGTTATAGCGGATTCATTTGTAATATTGTCAATCGCCGTTCTGCATGATGATTTCGGTTTTGGTGAGAAGCGCTGTCGGAGATTCAGAAATGGACTTGACCGGGCTGCTGATTATATCAATGACGGTCTGGCAGAATGGATTGATTATGTAGACGCTATTAAAGAAGAGTTAGGGATTGTATTAAAGAATCCCGGAGAATAACGGACAGGTAGCATTTGGATAAATGAAAGTAGGATGAGAAATGAATATTAAGTTAAAAGAAATCAGCAGAGACGATTTAAAGGTAGGAGATACCGTCGGAATTGCCAGAACGGTGAATTGCGGGTGGTTATCGATGTTCCGACATAGAAAAATTATTCCGGTTAAGATTACAAGAATCACTCCAAAAAGAACCAAAATCGAAACAGATATATATGAAGAACATGGAAAAGGCGAAAAGTTTTACGAATACGATGAAAATGCCAGAAAAGAAAATGAACTTGCGGAGAAGTTTGTTCTGGTAAAAGATATGGAGTTTAAACTTAATCAGTTTGAAAACAAATATGGGCTGAAATGGATGGATGACGAAGATATTCTTGAGATGGCTGATTACGTAGAAAAGATAATGAAAATTTTAGACAAATACAGAAAGGAATAACGAATCCTCGGTAAACCGAGGTTGTATCAAGATTAGCATGGTGAATTGATACATAAAGTTTGGCGGAGTGGCTGTGCCTAAGTAAGCACTTAATAATGAATCCAAGCCGATTGCCAGACTATCCACGCACAGGATTTGTAGCGTGGTGTTATGAAAGTATGTTGGTTTTCAACAGGAATAAGCAGTTTTGTAGCGTGTTATCTGGCAAAGGATGTTGACGAGATTATTTATACTCATGTATCGAATCAGCATCCCGACAGCCTGAGATTCTTGCATGATTGCGAGAGGTTATTGGGAAGAGAGATAACGATAATTCAGTCAGATAGGTTTGACTCAGTGGATGACGTGATGGAGTTCACGCACACAATGAATACTCCGTTTGGCTCTCCATGTACGAGATACTTAAAAAAAGAAGTAAGAAAAAAATGGGAATCTGAGTATCCAGATCACCACACCTATGTATGGGGTTTTGATGTAAATGAAAGGAGTAGGGCAGAGAATACCTGCAAGGCTCTAAGTGATTATGACCATGAGTTTCCACTGATTGAACATGGATTAACCAAACAGGAAGCACATGGAATAGCGGACAGGTTAGGATTGAAACGTCCGATTATGTACGATTTAGGCTATCCGAACAATAATTGCATTGGATGCGTCAAAGGTGGCATGGGCTACTGGAATAAAATTAGGAAGGACTTCCCCGAAGTATTTCAAAAGCGTGCGGAGCAAGAGCGTAGATTTGGAAGAAGTTGCATAAACGGAGTATTTCTTGATGAATTAGAACCAGACAGAGGAAACATAAATACAGAAATCATGGAGGACTGCACAATAGCGTGTCAGTTGCTTACATGGGGAAAGTGAGGATGGAAATGAAAAATAATAATTACACTTCATTCTTCAAGACAAAACCAAAGAAAGTAGAGAGATACATCCGTTGCAGAAAATGTGGTGGAAACATGGAATGGAGTAGGGACTTTCCACCACAAATCAAATGTACGAAGTGCGGATATACTGTATATCCAGAACCTTATGAGCCAGATTGTACCAAACTGCCAGAAACATGGGAAAAATATTCTGAATTATATGAGAAAGCGAGAATGAAAATGAGCTTTATGTCGGAAGTAATGCGGGAAGGATACGCAAATACATCATCTTCAGAAGCATTGAAAGAACAGTTCGATAAATTTTGTAATTGGTGTTGGGGGCATAGCTATGGAAACTGTGATATTTGCAGAAGAGAATACCATAAATTATACATTCCGCTAAGAATTGCAGAGAAGCAAAAAGAGTTAGGATTACCAGTCACGCGAAATAAGGAGGACGCAAAATGTTAATCAGAAGTCAGGATAAAAGAATGATTGTAAATTTCGACAATATTTGCACAGTATCAGCCTTTCCTGAAAAGGATAGTGAGGATATCTATGTCGAAGATGGCACAGGCTCACTCATGGCCGGAAAATATTCTACCAAAGCAAAAGCCATGAAAGTACTGGATATGATTCAGGAAGCCTATGAAGAATATAAAATTACCTGCACTTTTTTGACAGGATTTACAGGACATCGAGCAATTGTAGAATCAAGCGATATTCACGTCAATGGTTCCGAAGAACTTGTAAAAAGTTTTAAAACGAATATGGTATTTCAGATGCCAGAGGATGGGAGCGTGGAAGTATGAAACATGTAAAAGAATTACTGAAAAAATACATTGAAGCTGACAATCAAATCCTCGAAGAAAGGGATGCATTTGTAACTTTTCGGGAATTAATTGATGAGTTGCAAGAAGCTATCGAACAGGACGAGAAAGAAAATGGTTGGATTCCGGTCAGCGAGAGATTGCCGGATGTAAGCGGAACATACCAAGTAACTTGCATGGACGGAAGAATACATCGTTCAACCTACGCAAAATTTCAAAGCAAATTGAAACGATGGGAATTAACTGGTGCTAGGTCGTATTGGAAGGTCATAGCTTGGATGCCACTACCAAAACCATATGAGGAGGACTAAATATGGGGTATTGTAAATTAGACTGCCTGCACGGTGAAACCGAGTGTTGTATCTACTGCGATAAGTAAGACGATTGTGAAAATCGGTGTGACATGATGGACAGCTATGAATCTGCTGAGGACTGTGAGGATTATGTCGAGGAGGGCGAAAATAATGAATGAATATTTTACATTAGTTTTAGGCATTGTAAATGCTGCATACATTGTTGTGAATATAATCAATCAGAAGTGGGATGTTCTGGTACTTAATGTTATAGTATGCGTGTTATGCATTGCTAATTTTATAGCAAACGATTGAAAAGTGGAGGAGTGTGAAGAATATGAGACTGATTGATGCTGACTTATTAAAAGAAAACATCTCAAAATGGCTGAAACCATCTAAGCCAGATGAAACAGAAATGATAGAGGTTGCAGATGCTCTTGTTAGTACGATGATGGAAATTGACGAACAGCCGACAGCTTTTGATGTGGATAAAGTAATTGAAAAAATGGAAGACAGAAGGGCTAATTTCGATTGCAAATCATGTAAATATAATTTTGATGATGAAGAACCAATATGCAACGAAGATTGTTTGGATGCACTTATTGATGGATTAATCGAAATCGTGAAAGGTGGTGGAGTTGAATGAGAGAAATTCTTTTCAAGGCAAAGCGGATTGATAATAGAAAATGGGTTGAGGGATATTATCAGAGAAGATATTACTTTTTAGGCAATGAAGAACATTTAATCTTCCACGCTGATAGTTATAAAGTGTGGGAATATGCGGAAATTGATCCAAAAACCCTCTGCCAGTTCACAGGACTTTGTGACAAGAACGGGAAGAAAATTTGGGAAAATGATATTATCAAATATCATTTCGGAGAAATCTATGCTCCAATCAAATATGGATGTTATCAAAATTGTTTTGATGCTCAGAAAGCAGAACATCTCGGATTCTATGTAGATTGGACGGGCGACAAATGCCTTAGAAAAGATTTAGGGTATTGGATTGACATGGTATACGCTATGCCAGTTGGAAACATTTTCGACCAACCAGAATTATTACAGGAGGAATGAGATGAGTAGATGGTATGTAAGTGTCGGAATGAGCTTATCAATTGATTATGACGATATTGAAGCCGATACAAAAGAAGAAGCTGAGGAAATAGCAAAAACACGAGCATCAGAAGATATTGACTACAATAACTGCGATTGCGAAGTTGACAATATGAGCGTGTGGTCTAGTTTTAAGGAGGAACACAAATGAGTAGTGCAAGTGTAAGATTCGGAACAAAAGCATATGTATGCGCAAGATACTTTCTTAGACCGGGAAAGTGTTTCAAATACATCGACCAGCGCGGTGAGGACACCACAGAACACGTCTACGAGGTCATGGCGTTATATCCGTGCTGCGTCCTGTTAAGAGATACCAGAAACGGAGTCAGGACTTGTCCGGGGTATAATACTTTGAGCCTGATGCTGAGAGGAAGTGAAACATATGAGTAAATCAGCGTTAGTGATAGATACACCAGAGAATTGCTATGATTGCCCGTTCGGAATTTCATACTGCGGTGAACTTGAATATGAGGGTTTGTGTGAATTAGCTGACTGTTTAGACTATGATGTAATTCTGATGACAGAAGAACATTATGATTGCGAAAGCAAATCAAGACCTGAATGGTGTCCATTGAAACCACTGCCAAAGAAATTCGATAACGAGAAAGACCGGAAACTTGGAGATTTCGAGCCACTTTTCAAGATTGGTTGGAATGCCTGTTTGAGAGAAATTACAGAAACAAGCGATGAAAACGAGCGATAAAAAACAATCGATAAGAGGTGAAAGAGATGGAGAGATTAACAAAACGGGAAGATGATAGTATCACATATAACGAAAAACGAGAGTTTGAGTGTGGTGAATATTGCGATAGCTGCTCACAGGGTGCAGGAAATTGCAAAACAGTAGAGAATATGATTAAAAAACTCGCCACTTATGAAGACTTAGAAGAACATGGCTTGCTTGTGAGGTTGCCAGACGATTTAAACAGAGTATTGTATCAAATAAACTATAGATGGACAGAATGTACTGAATACGGTGAGGAAAATAATAAATGTGAAATCTATGATTGCAAATGTGAATGTGATAGCAAGAAAGAATACTATATAACCGAAGTTGGTTTCCAATATATTTCGACTGGAAATTATTATGATCGTCTTGGTAAAACCATATTCCTCACCCGTGAGGAAGCTGAGAAGAAGTTGGAGGAGATGAAAAATGGAAAGACTTACAAAATAGAAAAAATATTGATGGCACAGGATATGTAGTTACCGGTGTGGACAGAAAGTAGCTGAGTACAATGGTTAGATGGACAAAAATCATTAAAAAGTGTAAAGTATATGCATCATCTTCCAGTACAAAAAAGAAAAGCAAAAAGAAAGGATGAATAATAATGAGCAAATTTAGAGAAATTGAAAAGGTATGCAGAGAAGTAGCAAACAAGGCAGCAATTTGCGCGGAATTAGAAGAAAAAGAGGATACGACCCCAGAAGAAATGGAAGAAGCAGGTAAAAACCTTATGTGGGCCATAATGCAGCTTCAAGAGATACAGCAATAAAACAGAATTCGGCAGACGGCAGATGTAGGTAAAGAATTAAATTTGGGAGATGAAATAAATGAAACTGAGAAATGCGACGCTGATTGACTACGGAGTGCCGCCGGATGATATACCGACATTACAAAGCCACTTGCGGAATCTTAGCGAAAGCGATAAATACAATCTGTTACAGGTATCTATCAAATATGCACCCGGAATCGAATCACAAATCTATGACAGCATCGTGAACAGTATCGGCTATCGGACAATGGAGAAAATCAGAACAGTTCCTGCAACGGAGAATGACTTTTACGGATACAAACGAAAGGTCATGGCGGAATATTATCATCTGGCCAAGTTAATTGGCAGGCTTTAAAAAAAACTTAAAAATTTATAAAAGTGGTAGAGAGCTACATACGCCCTAGTATGGTATTATAGTATATATAACTATAACTATGCTAGGGCGTTTTATGTCTGGAGGTGAGAACGTGGGAAAACAGGTAGGAAGACCGCCAATATATAAGACGGTGAACGAAATTGAAGAAAAAATTGACGCCTATTTCAAAGAATGTGAAGGCGAAATATTAAAAGATGATAATGGAAAAACTGTATTGAATAAATTTGGAAATCCGGTGGTTATTAATCGAAAGCCTCCAACAGTAACTGGTTTAGCTCTCGCATTAGGATTTACAAGCAGATTGGATTTATTAAGATATCAAGGAAAAGAGGAATTTTGTAACACGATAACGCGCGCGAAGAGTATGGTAGAACAGTACGCAGAGGAAAGGCTATTTGATCGTGATGGTTCAAATGGTGCTCAGTTTAGCTTGAGAAATAATTTTAAGGGATGGGATGCTGACAAGAAAAATGATGATTCTGGAGATGGAAAGATTACGATTGTAAATAATATTCCAAGGTCGGAGAAACAGAATGAATGAGAATCCGATTAATCTGAATGAAATTATAGCTCCTGCCTTTTACAATGTGTTCTGGGACATTTTGGACGGAAAACACACCTATTATGATTTGTATGGTGGGCGTGGATCTACTAAATCATCTTTCGTGGGTGTCATGATTCCTTTCCTGATGATGCAGGACGCAGAGAACGGCATAATGTCAAATACCGTTATTTTCCGTAAAGTTGGAAACACACTCCGAGAATCCGTTTATGAACAGATAGCATGGGGAATTGACGCGCTCGGAGTCAATGAACTATGGGACACCAGCGTAAGCCCTATGCAGTACACTTATAAGCCTACCGGACAGAAAATCATATTCAGAGGACTGGACAAGGCAAAAAAGACTAAATCTATTAAAGCAAGCAAGGGATATTTCAAGTATCTCTGGTTCGAGGAACTTGACGAATTTTCGGGCATTGAAGAAATTCGTACGGTGCAGCAGTCAGTCCTTCGAGGTGGCAGTAAGTTTATTGTATTTAAGACATTCAACCCGCCAATTAGCCGGAGCAACTGGGCGAATGTGTATGTAGAAGAGCCACGAGACGACAGCTACAGGCATAAGAGTGATTACAGATCAGTTCCTGTTGAATGGCTTGGTCAACAATTCCTTGATGATGCGGAGCATCTTAAAAAGACAAATCCAAGAGCCTATCAGCATGAATATCTTGGATTACCTGTCGGACTCGGTACAAATATCTTTGAGTTGTTGGAAATCCGAACGATTCCAGACGAAGAAATTCAGAAGTATCAAAGTGTCTATCAGGGACAAGACTGGGGATGGTATCCGGATCCCAAAGCGTTTATCCGTGTGGCTTATGTACCTAATCAGGACAAAGTTATCCTACTGGATGAGCTTGGCGGATGTAAAATTCGAAATGCATCAATGGCTAACCAGATAAAGAAAAAAGGATATGATGATTATTCAATATCTTGCGGAGTTGATGAAGAAGAAAGTATTATTGACTTCCGAGATGCAGGACTTCCAGCACGTAGGGCTATTGTTACACCGGGAAGCCGCAAATATACTTTTGAGTGGTTACAGTGCCGAACATTAGTCATTGATCCGGCACGAACGCCGAGAGCATACAAGGAAATTATCAATTATGAACATGAAGTAGATAGCAATGGAGAAGTTATCGCAGATTATCCAGATGGTAACGATCACTGGATAGATTCTCTCAGGTATGCGACAAGTCCATTGTCGATGAGAAGAGGACATAGTGCATAATGAATAGCAAAGAAAATATATTTAAATGTTTGGAAATTCTGGACAAATTCCAGTTCTTCCAAGGACAAAGAGCTGGAAGAGAATTGTGGAATGATAAGCCAGTAGAGATACAGAACAAAGATATAAAGAATTTCAATAAAGACATAGAGTTTATCAGAAATGTGCTGAAATCAGTTAATTCAGGTGATTAAATGGGACTTATAACAACACTAAAAAGGTGGTTTAATATGATATTCAAAAAACAAGCCGAAGAGGACTTCAACATCCAGGCAGCAGAATTTCCAGAGATGGAATCACTGATTAACCGGTGCGCGAACATCTACAGAGGTATGCCGGAATGGTTAGATGATAAGAATAATATCAAGACGATTAATTTTGCTAAATCTGTCTGCTCAGAGACAGCTCGGCTCGCAACACTGGCGATCGGAATTCAGATTGATGGCTCTGCAAGGGCTATATGGCTACAGAAACAGATCGACAAGGTGTATTTTCAGATTCGCCACTGGGTAGAATATGGCTGTGCTTATGGAACGGTATTCATCAAGCCAAATGGAGAAGGACTTGACATATTTACTCCAGCAGATGTGATGATCGTGGACTATGATAATCAGGAAATTAAGGGAATCATATTCAAGGATTCTTATACTGTTGGACGGAAATACTATACACGGCTTGAATATCATAGATTTGTTGAGACTACAATAGATGGCGTAACAACCTATCCGTATTATGTTTCTAACAGAGCCTACGTGTCGAAATCCCCTCAGAGCATCGGAGATAAAATTGACCTTAAACAGACCAAATGGGCTGACCTCATGGCAGATACGCCGCCGATACTCAAAGCAAACGGTGAGAAGCTGGATGGGCCTCTATACGGAGTGCTGCGGACACCACAGGCAAACAACGTAGACATTAGTACACCGCTTGGACTTCCGATATTTGCCGAAGCTATCGAAGAGCTGAAAGACCTCGACATTGCATACAGCCGTAATGCCGGAGAGATTTTTGACTCTCAGAAGATTGTTCTGGCAGATGATAGACTGCTGATGCCAAGCGGTACACCTGTATCAGCCATGTCGCCACAGGGCATGGAAAACAGACGGAATGAGATGAGCTTACCACACTTTGTCAAGAATGTATTCGGACAGCTTGAAAAAGAGTTCTACCAAGAAATCAATCCACAGCTCAACACGGATACCCGTATAAGCGGTATAAATGCCCTTTTAAGCCAGTTAGGGTACAAGATTGGATTCTCCAACGGGTACTTTGTTTTTAACGAATCTAGCGGCATTCAGACGGCTACAGGAGTAGAAGCGGAACAGCAGAGGACAGTACAGTTTATCAAAGATGTTCGAGACAAACTGGAATCTTGCCTGGATGAAGTAATCTACGCGCTGAACGTTTACGCTGACCTGTACGGGCTTGCGCCTGTCGGAGCTTATAAAGTTAATTATGATTTTGGAGACATCCTGTATGTCAGAGAAAACGATCGTGCAAGATGGTGGCAGTATGTGACCACTGGCAAGGTTCCGGCATGGCTGTATTTCGTAAAGTTTGAAGGAATGACGGAAAACGATGCGAAAGCAATGGTCAAAGAAGCTCAGCCAGACGAACCAAAACTGTTTGGAGATGAATAATTATGTTAAGCCCAGAATATTTACGCCGGATAACAGAGGGCAGTGAACAGATAGCAGAAGAACTGCATCAGTATATCATCTCTGAGATCGTGTCACGGATGATGGCAAGAATCGGCAGAGGTGAGGATTATATTCTGACCAATGCTGATGCGTGGAGAATCAGAACACTACAGGAATCCGGTGAGCTGCTAGAGGACATTTTGGCAGAATTATCCAGATATACCAAACGTGAACAGCAGGAACTTATTGAAGCGTTTGAAGATGCTGGAATCGCTGCAATGAACTATGATGATAAGGTATACAAGGCGGCAGGATTAAGCCCTGTGCCGCTCGAACAGTCTCCGGCTATGATAAGACTCATGGAGCGGAATATGCTTGCGACTATGGGTGAGTGGAAGAACTTCACAAGAACAACTGCAAGTGCCGCTCAGAGACTCTATATCGAGCAATGCGACCTTGCGTATAATCATGTGATGACTGGGGCAGTTGGGTATACACAAGCTATTAAAGAGGCAGTTAATAACGTTGTGAGTGATGGTGTTACCGTCACATACCCATCTGGCAGAAAAGACACAATTGAAACAGCAGTAGCACGTTCTGTCAGAACTGGTGTGGCTCAGGCTACGGGAGATATTCAGTTAGCAAGAATGAAAGAAATGGGATACGGTCTAGTACTGACATCGGCACATATAGGAAGCCGACCAAGCCATGAAGTATGGCAAGGGCAGGTATTTTCCATAGACTGGGAAAAATTAAAAGAAATCAAGCCGGAGTTTTTTCAGGAACGAGATACGCCAGAATATCGTAGAATGTTGGAGCAAAAAGCAAGCCGCTATCCAGATTTTATTGAAAATTGTCATTATGGCGAAGCTGATGGAATATGTGGAGTGAATTGCAGGCATCATTTTTCGGTTTGGGCGGAAGGAATGCCGAATCCTTATGCAGAACTATCAGCACAGGACAAAGCCAACAAGGGAAAGCAGTATGAAAAGGAACAGCGGCAACGTACTTATGAGCGAAGAATCCGCAAAACGAAGCGCGAAGTCCTTGGAATGCAAGCGGCGGTTAATAACTGCAAGGACGAACAGACAAGATTTGCACTCCAGCAAGACCTTGATCGGAAGTCTTTTCTTTTGCAGAAACAAAATGCTGCATATAAGGATTACTGCAAGCAGAATGACTTGAGGGAATTGCAAGACCGGCTCATGATTGCTAAGTGGAACCGTCAGAACGCCGCAAAAGCCAGAGGAGCGGCGAAGCGATATAAGACAGCAAAGGGGATTGACTGATGGACAGATGGGAATATTTTAATCCTAATCCTGTTAAGGGTAAGAGAACTGGAGATTGCGTTGTCCGGGCAATATGCAAGGCAACCGGCTTCGACTGGGAAACAGTATTTGCCGGATTAATGATACAGGCGTGCGCTCTGTCAGATATGCCGAGTGCAAATTATGTCTGGGGAGCGTACCTCTATAAACGCGGGTACAGACGCAAACTGATTGAGCAGTCAGAACGATATATCTATACAGTCAACGACTTTTGCGCAGACCATCCGACCGGCACGTATATACTCTGCATAGATGGTCATGTGGTGACAGTACAGAACGGCAAATATTTTGATACATGGGATAGCGGTAATGAGATCCCGGTATATTACTGGGAAAAGGAGTAGCTAAATGAGCATATCAGAATTTGTACAGATTTTCCTCTCTATCTGTGGAGGGGTGTCCATTGTCGGAGGAGCGGCAGCTGTAATCTTTAAGTGGATTACCCCGGCGTTCCGACTTAATAAGCGAGTAGAGACATTGGAAGAACATGACAAACGAGATTATGAAAGTCTTCAGAGAATCGCAGAACGAGATTCATTAATTCTGGAAGTGTTATCAACCATGTTGGATAGTCAGATCAGTGGGAATAATGTCGAGGAATTAAAAAAAACAAAACAGAAGCTTACAAATTATCTCGCACAGAATCAACGTTAGCATTAGTAAGGGGTATGCTCATGAAATTATATGTGTTCACAAAGAAAGATATAGACAGGTTCTTAATAGAGTGCAATTTTACACCGGATGAAGAAAGACTGTTCCGGCTGAGATGCAAGGAACATACACTCGAATACTGCGCTGAACAGATGAATGTGAGTATATCCACGGCGAAACGATTAAGTCGCCGAGTAAACAATAAAATAATCAAAGTGTGCTGATACTTTTTAGATACTTATATGGGTCTTAGACGAACTGTCTAAGGCTCTTTTTTTATTTTAGAATATAATCAGAAAGGTGGTGCATAAGATGGCATTATATAACAATCCTTATCAATACAGTTTTGGCGTTCCGGGGCAAATGAATCAATTCCAACAACAGCCTGTCCAGATGCCGGCTCAAACAGTACAGCAACCCCAACAGAATAATAATGGTATCCTGTGGGTATCTGGTGAAGTTGGCGCAAAATCCTATCTGGTAGCGCCCGGGACAAGTGTTTTGCTGATGGACAGTGAGAGCGAAAAGTTCTACATAAAATCCACAGACGTTTCCGGTATGCCACAGCCATTACGGACGTTTGAGTATCACGAAATAGGCACTCAGATGCCGCCTAAACAGCCTGTTCAGAACATGGACAGTAAATATGTCACCAGACAGGAATATGACGATTTAAAGGGCAAATACGAAGCTATCATAAACCGATTAAATTCTTTTTCTGAACCTGTTAGAGCTAATACCGCGCAGGAATCAGCAGTCAAGGGAGGAAGTGCAGATGAGTAATCCATTATTTAATGCCCTCGGTGGTGGAATGCCGCAGGGGAACGGGCCAATGCAGATGATACAACAGTTTGTACAGTTTAAACAGAATTTTAAGGGAAATCCGAAAGCAGAAGTCGAGAAGATGTTGCAGTCTGGGAAGATTTCTCAGCAACAGCTTAATCAAGTTCAGCAGATGGCGGGACAGTTTCAACACATGCTGAAAGGAATGAAATAGTACATTACAATCTGGCCAGATTGATGTAAATACACAATAAAGGAGACTATATTATGGATGGAAATTATAGCTTAGCAGATATTGCCGCTGCTACTGGAAACGGTAGAAATAATGACGGCATGTTTGGTGGAGATGGTAGCTGGTGGATTATTGTTTTATTCATTTTTGCTTTCTTCGGATGGGGAAACAACGGCTGGGGCAATAATGGAAACGGCGGTGGATATGCAGCCACAGCAGCTACTCAGGCAGATATTCAGAGAGGATTTGACAATTCCGCAGTAATCAGCAAGCTTGACGGAATCAATAGCGGCCTGTGCGATGGATTTTATGCCATGAACAACGGTATGCTTACCGGATTCAATGGAATCAACACAAACATCATGCAGACTGGCTTTGGAATTCAGCAGGCAATCAATGCTGATACTGTAGCTAATATGCAGAGCACCAATGCTTTACAGGCACAGCTTGCGAACTGCTGTTGTGAAACTAGGGAAGCTATCCAGGGCGTAAATTACAACATGGCACAGAATACCTGCGCATTGCAGAACACAATGAACAGTAACACAAGAGACATTATCGACAGCCAGAATGCAGGAACAAGAGCAATTCTTGATTATCTTTGCAACGAAAAGATTTCTAACTTGCAGGCTGAAAACAATGACCTCAGACGTGCCGCTTCTCAGGATCGCCAGAGCGCACTGCTCACAACCGCGATGGCTTCTCAGACACAGCAGCTTATTAATGCGATTAATCCAGCACCGATTCCGGCATATCAGGTTCCTAATCCGAACACATATTACGGATGCGGATGCAACACCGGATGTAATTGCTGATAACTTCATATCGAGAGTATCTTTCGATTGATTCGGATGTCGGCTTATGCCGTATTACACAGAGGGGCAGGCTGAGACCTGTCCTTTTGTGATATGAAAGGGGTAAAAATTATGGCTGAATTTACAAGTATAGCTGTTCAGACTGTAGCAGCAAATGGAAACGTAGTATTTTCAAACACAGCAGTTAAAGGTTCTAACTGTATTCAGCACAGAGAGGGAAGCGGAATTATTACGCTGAGAGGACTTACTAACCAGTGCAAAGCGAGATTCTTCGTGGATTTTTCTGGTAATATCGCAATTCCAACAGGCGGCACTGTTGAGGCTATCTCTCTGGCCATTGCAATTTCTGGTGAGCCGGTTCTTTCTTCTCAGATGATCTCCACACCGGCAGCAGTGGACCAGTATAACAATGTGTCCTCTGGTATCTATATTGATGTACCTCGCGGATGTTGCGTTAATATCGCGGTAGAGAACACAAGCGATCAGGCAATTTCTGTTGCGAACGCAAACATTGTCGTAACCAGAGAAGCGTAGGAGGTGTGATTATGAGAGACATTAAAGACTTATGTGCAAGAATCGAAGATGAGCTTTCCAAAATCGCTGATAATGGACTGACCACTGGAAATCTGGAAATGACATACAAACTGATTGATATGTACAAAGACATAAAGAACACGCAGTACTGGGATAAGAAAGTGGAGTATTACAACACTGTCCTTGATGAGATGCGTGGTGGATACAATGACGATTACAGCGAACGTGGAAGAAAACGTGATAGCATGGGGAGATACAGTGCAAATGACGGCAGAATGATGCCGGATTACGACCGGGGCAGTTCTTATGCCAGACGTGGTGAACATTATGCTAGAGGACATTACAGCCGTTCTGACGGACGAGATGCTTATGACGACTATATGACACAGAAACAGAGCTATCGCTCCGGCAAATCTGAGGACTGCAAGAGGAAGATGCTCGCCGCTCTGGAAGAGCACCTTGACGAACTCACAACAGAAATGAGCGATATGTCCAAGGACGCAGAGTGTCGGGAAGAACGTGATCTTGTTAAGAGATACGTGGAAAAACTCCGGGATATGCTATAAAAACACAAAAGTGGTAGAGAGGTAGTTAAAAGAAATCTGTTATAATGTAATTGTGCAGCAGGAAGCACAAGTAAAACGGTTGTTTTGACATTTTCGTTTTAATCCTCCTTTCTTTAATTTTGTAGCTGGTGCGCACGCTTTAACGGAAAGCTAGACAGGTTCAAATCCTGTCGTGCGTATTTGTCATCTGGCACGCAAGATGGCACACCTCCTTGATTAAGGTTTTTGTTATTCATACTTTTCTTTAAAAAGAAATAAATATCCGAAACAACTCGTGGCAGGCATGACACGTTAAACACCTTGCTAACCCGGGAATCCGGGTTATGTGGAATGTACGCTAGTGGTAAACTGACAGAGTCGCACTCTGGTCTCCGGTTCGATTCCGGGCGTTCCACTTTGATTCGGTTAAAATTATGCTGTTTGCTTGCAGGCGGTCTATGATTTGGCTGAATCACAACATCATGATGCTGTAAGGGTTATGTCTTATCCTGTAGACTAATATTTAGTCCAAAAAGGCATTTCGATGTGGCTTCGCCAAGTGGTAGGGCACCGGGCTTTGACCCCGGGAGAGGAACACTCATTCATTGGTTCGAATCCAATAGCCACAGTTACCCTGCCAGTGGTCTAACTGGCTTAATCCATTTACCTGCGGCGGCAGATCAATAAACACGACCAGGAGGATGTTATGCAGAAACTTATTGACACACTTAAATCATTTGGAATCGAAATCCCGGAGGATAAACAGGCAGATATTAAGAAAGCACTTTCTGAGAATTACAAGAACGCAAAGGAAGTTGCAAAAACTCTGTCAAAAGTCGAGGGTGAACGCGATGACTGGAAAGAACGTGCCGAGACAGCAGAAGAAACCCTAAAAGGTTTTGACGGTATCGACCCGGCAAATATTAAAAGCGAGTTAGAGACTTGGAAACAGAAAGCAGCAGATGCAGAAAAAGAGTTTAACGCGAAAATCTATGATAGAGATTTCTCAGATGCTCTGAAAGCGGCACTCGACGATGTTAAGTTTTCCAGTGAAGCAGCTAGGAAGTCTGTTATGGCAGACATCAAAGAAGCCGGATTAAAACTGAAAGACGGCAAAATTCTTGGACTGAACGACCTGATTGAGCAGATGAAACAGTCTGACGCATCCGCTTTCGTGGATGAATCTCAGCAGCAGGCTCAGCAGAATCAGGCAAGATTTACCACTCATGTTGGACAGCAGCAGACACCGGGAAGCATGACTAAAAAAGATATCGAAGCGATCAAAGACCCGTCTGAGAGACAGGCTGCAATCGCTCAGAATATCCAGTTATTCCAGTGATTTTTTACACCGACTATACGCCAGAGTATAGCCGCTAACCCAATACCTTAACAATTATGGGTAGAAAGGATTTTTTATGCCAGCAAAAACAAATCTTATTATGACTAATGATATTCAGGTCACAGCACGTGAGATTGATTTTGTTACCAGATTCGAAAGAAACTGGCAGCACTTACGTGATATTCTGGGTATCATGAGACCTATCAAAAAACAGCCGGGTGCTGTACTCAAGTCCAAGTACGCAGAGGGCACTTTACAGAGTGGACTTGTCGGTGAGGGTGAGGAAATCCCTTACAGCAAGTTTACTGTAAAAGAAAAGACCTATGCGGAAATGACTATTGAGAAGTACGCAAAGGCTGTATCTATCGAAGCAATCAAGGACCACGGTTATGAGAACGCCGTTCAGATGACTGACGATGAGTTCCTTTTCCAGCTTCAGACTGATGTTACCGGCAGATTCTATGACTATCTGAAAACCGGTACACTTACTTCCACAGAAACCACATTCCAGATGGCTCTGGCAATGGCTAAAGGCCGTGTTGAGAACAAATTCAAACAGATGCACAGAAATGTGACTGGTGTTGTTGGATTTGTGAATATTCTTGACGTATATGAATACCTTGGAGCAGCTGAGATTACTATTCAGAACCAGTTTGGCTTCCAGTATATGAAAGATTTCATGGGCTTCAATACTATCTTCCTGTTATCTGACAGCGAGATTCCAAGAGGACAGGTTATTGCTACTCCTGTTGAGAACATTGTTCTGTATTATGTAGACCCGAATGAGTCTGACTTCGCAAGAGCGGGACTTGTATACACTGTATCTGGTGAGACAAACCTGATCGGATTCCACACGCAGGGCAACTACCACACAGCAGTGTCCGAAGCATTCGCGGTTATGGGTCTGACTCTTTTTGCAGAATACATTGACGCAATCGCAGTAATCACCATTGATGAGACACCAACACTTGGCACTCTGGTAGTAACATCTGCGGAAGGAACAGCAACTGGTGATACAAAAATCACTGTAAATCCGGCTAAGGAAAATGCTGGGAATGTATATAAATATAAAGTTGCAGCAGATGCAGTAACTGTTGGATATGGACAGAACCTCAGAAACTGGACTTCTTGGGACGGAAAAGCTGACATCAAGGCAGCAACCGGACAGAAGATTACAGTGGTTGAGTGTGACGGAACATACAAGGCGCTGAATGCCGGAAGTGTAAACGCAACAGCAAAATCATAAATGTAGGAGGTAACTGGCATGACTTATGCAGATTATGAATTTTACACAACTTCATATTTCGGTTCAGTCGTGCCAGAAACCGACTTTTCACGACTGGCGGAAAAAGCCAGCGATTTTGTGGACACAATGACATTTGACAGACTGGTGGACGGACTGCCAGCAAACGAACGCTCACAGAAGCGTATCAAAAAAGCGGTCTGTTCACTAGCTGAATTAATGTATCAGATTGAGCTTGCTGAAAAGAATGCTACTAATGCCGCTGTGAGCGGTACGTCAATCGCAATTGGACCCGGTGGTAGCACGACAGGCATTGTAACATCTGTATCATCCGGCAGCGAATCCATCTCTTACGCAACGCCTCAGCAGATTGGAGCGAGCGCAAAAGAGTGGAGCGCAGTATATGCCGCCGCCGGAGATGCACAGAAAACAAACGACTTGCTCTTAAAGACAGCTTTACCGCTTCTGATGGGAGTAAAGACGGATGAAGGGATACCGATTTTATATGCAGGATTTTAAGGTTAATATCTTAGGCTCCGAATGGAACGTGAAGTTCGGGAGCGAGAAAAAATATCCGAATCTGACAAATGTAGATGGCTATACTGATTTATCAATACGGGAAATTGTGGTTGATGATATGGAGGCATCGCAGGGGCAGATTGGAGTAAAGGCAGACCTTGAAAGCTATCAGAAGCAGGTTGTTAGACACGAAATCATTCATGCGTTTTTGCTTGAGTCTGGGCTTGATTCCAATTCGAACAGTGCTAGCAGTTGGGCTGTGAATGAAGAAATGGTCGACTGGTTTGCTATTCAGTCACCAAAAATTTTTAAAGTATTCAATGAACTTAAATTAATGTGAATATCAGTATTGTATGCAGGAGTGTGATAGAAATGATGGAATTAAAACAGACAGTTGAAATGATGAACAGTGCAGATTACAAGGAACGCTTTAAGGCAGAGCATATGCAGGTGGTTATTCGATATAAGAAACTTGCGAATATGCTTGAAAAGTGGGACAAAGGAGAACTCACATTTACTCCTGCTTGTCCGAGAAGCACTTACAATATGCAGATAAGAGCAATGACGGATTATATTGCTGTTCTGGAAGCAAGGGCAGTTATGGAAAAAGTTGATTTGGAGGTATGATTATGGACATTGCAACATTAGGCTCATGTATTGCAATCGTTATGATTTGCTACATCGTAGGAATGGGCTGCAAAGCATCAAAAAGAATCTCTGATGAATGGATTCCAGTAATCATGGCGGTTATTGGTGGCATTCTCGGAGCGGTCGGAATGGGAGTTATACCGGATTTCCCGGCAACGGATTATATCACAGCAGTTGCGGTCGGTATGTTTAACGGATTGTCGGCTACTGGTGTGAATCAGGTTATTAAGCAGACAGTGCAGAAAGAATAATTAAGGAGAGGGTATCATGTATTCATCTAAAATTACACTTTTCAACTATTACGAAAGTGCCATGACAGGAGATGCGTACTGGTATCCTCATGTTTTATCCGGCGTCGACCTCATTACAGACAAGGGAGCAATCCTTAAAAAGTACGGACCAGACGCAACTGACAACGCACAGTTACACGTTCGATACACTGTCCAGAATGGCGATATAACAATTACTGATAAAGACGGCAAGATTCTTCCGTGGGTGCCACCTAAGGAGTGGAAAAGGCAGATTAACAACGCTCTGGAAGACACTATCACATTCTCGGATGAATCATTCTTCTGGGAGGGTGAGTGGACTGGTGGAACGGTAATTGACAGTGATTATCGGAATGGATTCTACCAGTACATGAACGAGAACAAGGATAACGTGTTTAAGATTACCAGTGTAGGCGGTCCATATGCACTGATTCCACATTTTGAGATTCTGGGTAAGTAATATGAGTAAGATTCATCATTTTAAAGGATTCTCCATAGTCGATGGAGATATGAAAATAAAGCTGAATATGGATAGATTCTCCAGACAGTACCAAGAAGCTCAATATCTCCTTGATGGAATGGTTATGGACAGCATGGTTCCATTTATGCCGATGATTACAGGAGACTTCATTAATCGAACAAGAGTTGAGAGTACATCCCTGCAAGGAACTGGATTTGTGTGTGCTGCGGCTGCTCCTTATGGACGCTTTTTGTATGAGGGAAAAGGAATGGTTGATGAAGCAACTGGAAGTCCCTACGCAAGACGTGGAGCAAAGAAAGTCCTTGTCAGCCAATTCTCTGGTCGGACAGCCGCAAAAGAGAATCTCGAATACACCAAACAAGCTCACCCACAGGCGCAGGCAAAGTGGTTTGATGTTGCTAAACGACAATATGGTAGCACATGGATTCGTAAAGTAAAAGCACAGGCGGGAGGTGGCAGACATGGCGGATAAACCTATCGGAAAAGATGCAACCGGATATGAAATTCTAACAGATGCCATGAAAGCACTTCTGAATCAGTATCCGGGGCTATACGAAAATGAAACAATCAAATTTGAGGAACTCGGCAAGGAATCAGGAATTGCATTCTCAGCAGACAACGGGGCGTTGGTCTATTCAGAAAAAGAAGATGTTTGCGGAATAATGCACCAAATTTGTCAGTACCCATTTTATGTAGTGTACCGAACAGCATCTGACAAAGAACGGCAGAAGCTATCCGTTCAGAAGTTCCTAGATAATCTCGGTAAATGGATATGTCGAGAACCAGTTGTCATAAACGGCTCTGAGACACGTTTAAATGCGTTTCCTGAACTTTCGCAGGGGCGAGTGATAAAACGTATCACCCGTGACAACTCCTATGGTTTAGAACCGCAGGAGAGTGGCGTACAGGATTGGTTATTACCATTGTCGGTACGCTACGAAAATGCTTATGAAGTAATATAACAAGTAACAACCGGCTATCAATCGGAGATAGTCGCTAACCTACACAGCCTTTTAAAAGTTATAGGCAGAAAGGACATTTCTATGGCAGTTACAGGTAAAATTGACCGTAAATATATGGCTCATTACATTGACGCAGGTTCCCTCTGTGGAGGGCTGACACCGAAATATGAACGCCTTGGAAAAGATCTGGAAGAGTATAACGTAGAACTCAATCCAGACACCGAAACATCTAAAAACATTCTCGGAGAATCCACATTTAAACACAATGGCTATGAAGTTTCTTCTGATGCTGATCCGTTCTATGCAGACACTACTTCTGATCTGTTTACGGCGTTACAGAAGATTGTAGATGGACGCCTCAAAGACGACAACCTCAAGACAAAAGCAGTTGAGGTTCATCTCTGGACAGAAGCCACAGCAGGCAAGTATGAGGCGTATCAGCAGGACTGCTACGTTGTGCCGACATCCTACGGCGGTGATACATCTGGATATCAGATTCCATTTACTGTGAACTATGTTGGTGAACGTGTCAAAGGAAAATTTGATATCAGTTCCGGTACGTTCACAGCTGACAGCGAATAATTTTTAGGAGGGCATAGAAAATGGCAAAAACAATTAACACAAACATTGATGATGGATTTCTTCTTTTCACATTCACAAACAAACAGGGTGAAGTATTCTCTTCATTTAAACTGAACCCCACTGACATTAACGTTGCGGCAAGAGCGGAAGAATTGGAAACTTTCTTTGAGCAGGCTCAGGAATCTGTTAAAAATGTCTCTTCTAGCAAAGAGATGGCGGAGATTAATAAGCAGATTGAGGACAAAATCAATTATATGCTCGGATACGAAGCATCTAAAGATTTATTCAGAGAGCCAATTACCGCAACGACTGTTTTTGGAAATGGTCAGGTGTTTGCCTATATCGTTCTGGACAAAATCAATGAAGCACTTACTCCGGAAATTGAAAAGAGAAAGAAAAAAATGCAGGAAGTGGTCAATAGATACACGGAGAAGTATACAAAATGACTGCCTATGAGTTACCCACCTCACTAAAAATCGGTGAGGTGGATTTTTCTATCAGAACGGATTTTCGAACAATCATTGACATTCTCATTGCCATGAATGCTCCGGAATTAGACGAGCAGGCAAAAGCAGTTGTTATGTTGCAGATTCTGTTCGAGGATTGGCAAAGTATACCGCCGGAACACTTATCTGAAGCCTGTCAGAAAGCGTGTGAATTTATTGACTGCGGACAGGCTGATGACAACCCGAACAGGCCAAAACCCCGTTTGATGGACTGGGAACAGGACGGAGATATGATTGTACCGGCAGTAAACAAGGTTGCCGGCAAAGAAATCAGAGCCATTCCGTATATGCACTGGTGGACGTTCTTCGGATACTTCATGGAATCCGGTGAGTGCCTGTTCAACACGGTCGTTGGAATCCGTTCAAAAAAAGCAAAGGGTGAAAAGCTCGATAAATGGGAAAAGAAATTCTATCAAGAAAATAAGAACATTATTGATATAAAAACACGTCTCAGCGAAGAAGAGCAAGCGTACAAGAATGCGCTGAATGAGATGTTGAACCTCAAATAGTTAGGAGGTGGATGCATGGCTGCTGATGGCTCAGTCATTATTGATACCAGAATGGACACATCAGGTGTGCAAAACGGCGTATCAGCAATCAGGCGGTCTTTTAATGGACTTGGCAGCGTAGTAAAAAAAATAGGCATACTGATTGGCGGAGCATTCGCAATTGGGAAATTGACCCAGTTTGGGAAAGAGTGCATAGAACTTGGTTCTAATCTGGCAGAAGTCCAGAACGTGGTTGATGTTACATTTACCACAATGTCGGATAAGGTCAATGAATTCGCCAAAAACGCCATGACCTCAGCCGGACTGTCAGAAACCATGGCAAAAAGGTATGTCGGTACGTTCGGAGCAATGTCTAAGTCGTTCGGATTCTCAGAAGCACAGGCTTATGATATGTCAACGGCTCTGACACAGCTAACTGGTGATGTGGCATCATTTTATAATATCAGTCAGGATCTGGCGTATATTAAGCTGAAATCAGTGTTTACGGGCGAAACGGAAACATTGAAAGATTTGGGTGTCGTTATGACGCAAAGTGCACTTGACCAGTATGCACTTGCAAATGGCTATGGAAAAACCACATCTGAAATGACCGAACAGGAGAAAGTTGCTCTCCGTCTGGCTTTTGTACAGAAACAGTTATCAGCTGCATCGGGTGACTTCATCAGGACATCTGACAGCTGGGCGAACCAAGTGAGAGTGATGCAGTTACAGCTACAATCTCTCAAGGTAACAGTCGGACAGGGATTAATCAACCTCTTTACTCCTGTTCTGAAAGTTATCAATATCTTACTCGGTAAGTTAGCAACTCTGGCAAATGCCTTCAAGTCATTTACGGAATTGATTACCGGAAAGAAGTCTTCTGGACAAACAGGCGCGAGTGGCGCAGGCCTTGCCGGAACGGATGCAATAGCCGACACAGCCGATCAATACGGAGAAGCTGCCGACAATGCTGAAAAACTGGCAGATGCGACAAATGATACAGCGGACGCAACTAAAAAAGCTACTAAAGCGGCAAAAGGGTATCTTAGTCCCCTCGACGAAATAAATAATTACTCAACGGATAAAAGCGCAGATTCATCGTCAAAAGTACCGGGCGCAACCGGCGGACTTCCAGATCAGATGAAAGATGCTGTACAAAATGTTGATTACGGAAAAGTGGCAGAGGGCGAGACGGTTCTTGATAAGATTAGTGATTCGGCAAAGAAACTTGCAGATTTGCTTAAAAAAATTTGGAAGCCTTTTCAGAATGCTTGGAGAAAAGAAGGTAAAAACACCATTGATGCAGCGAAGTTTGCTTTTTCCAGTCTTGGAGTGCTTGCCAAAAGTGTAGGCAAAAGTCTGTTAGAAGTATGGACAAACGGGACTGGCACTCAAATGCTTACAACTATGCTTCAAATTGCGCAAAATATTCTTAATACTATTGGAAATATAGCCAATCAATTAAATGAAGCATGGAACAAAAATGCGGTAGGAACACAAATTATTCAGGCAATTGCAGATGCATTTAATGTTGTTCTTGATTTTATAAATAGAATTACCGCTGCCACAGCAGAATGGGCAAGTAAATTAAATTTTTATCCATTGTTGGAATCTATTAAAAATTTATTTGAATCATTTTCTCCGCTTCTTACTGCAATTGGAAATTTTCTTGAATGGCTATATGTAAATATCATTCTTCCAATGCTGAAATGGATTATCGAAACAGGATTACCTACGGTAATTAATGCTGTATCCAAATTATTTACATTTCTTGGAGAGCATCAGTGGATAATTGATGCAATAGGAGCGGCTCTTATTGGAGCATTTGCGGCATCTAAGATTGTTCCACTTATTGAAACAATTGTAATAGCTATAAAAGGATTAATTGCTCTATTTACAGGAAGTGGAGGCTTGTTAGGTGGAATCAGTGCATTAGTATCGGCATTAGGCGGTCCGTTGACTATTGCCATTGCAGCTGCAATAGCGGTTGGCATATTGCTATATAAGAACTGGGATGAAATATGTGCAGCAGCAACAAAACTCAAAGATTGGGTTGTTGAAAAAACTCGCGTATTGGCAGAATCAGTAACGCGCACATTAAGCAACTTAAAGGGAAAGATAGTTAGTGTTTGGAATATTATCAAAATATCAACATCAACGGTCTGGAATGCAATTAAAAAGACCCTTTCTGGCTTATGGAGTGCTCTCAAAACCACAGCAAAGACAGTGTTTGATGCAATTAAAACTAAGGTTACGGGCGTTTGGGACAAAATAAAAGACAAGACATCCCGAACATGGGAAAGTGTTACTACTTTTGTGTCTGCTAAAGTCGAAGCAATAAAAACTGCTATTACTGATAAGTTTAATGCTGCCAGGGATGCGGTCAAATCAGCATTTGAAGGTATTGTGGATTTTATCAAAAGGCCAATTAATCAGGCAATTAGCATTGTTAATAATGCAGTCGGAATGATTAATAATGCAATTGGTGGAATCGAATCCGCGTTTTCTTTCGGACCGTGGGAAGTACCTACACCATTCGGAACAAAGAGAATCGGGTTCCATGCAACATTTCCGCGTATCGGAACTATCCCGTATCTGGCCAGTGGTGCAGTTATTCCACCAAGGTCAGAATTCCTCGCAGTACTAGGTGATCAGAAAAAAGGCAATAACCTGGAAGCGCCGGAAAACTTACTGCGACAGATCGTCCGGGAAGAATCTGGAAAAGGCAATAATAGTGGAAATACTTATAACGTAACAGTAAATGCATCTGGCAGAAAACTGTTAGACATTATCATTGATGAAGCGGAACTTAGGAGACGCAGAAACGGCGGTCAGAATCCATTCTTGTTAGGAGGTGTGTAAATGGCACAGGAGCAGTTTAAGATTGACGGGGTCACTATAAAGGCCCCCGACACATACAAACCGGTGTTCGCAACTACATCAACAGAAAGCTCTAAGAGAAGTCAGGATCTTGTTATGCATAACACGCCAATAGGGACTATCGCCGGATATGACATGGAATGGGGAGAACTTAAATGGGGAGAGATTGCGAGCATTCTGAATTTAATGATTAATAAAAGTCAGTTCACTTTTCATCACAAAGACCCTCGGACACCCGGCAAATGGATTGACAAAACATTCTATGCATCTAATTTCAACATGGCAGCGCAAACGCTCAAAGACAATGAGGAACGATGGACAGGATTAACTATTAATGTAAGGAGCATTCGACCGGTATGATTAATGTTACAAATCAGTTAAAGACAGAATCTCTCTTAAATAGCAACTATTATGTTACGGCGAATGCGGTGCTGCGTGATGGGACAACTTTAAACCTGGAAAAAGAAGATTTCTACCTTGGTGGAAACGGAATTGTAGATTCTTCTGATTCTGGGGATTTCCCGGTAGGTGTAGCTATTGAAAAGACAGCAACATTGGCATTGGTCAACGATGACGATAGGTTCTCTGACTACAACTTTGCCGGAGCACAGTTCACTCTATTTTTAAATTTGCAGCTGTCTGATAGATTGGAAACTATTCGCCGTGGTACATTCATTGTATCAAAAAAACCCGCCACGTCCGATGAGATCAATCTTACTTTGCTGGATTATATGAGCAAGGCAGAGATAGATTACAACACAAATCTTACCTTTCCATGCTCTGTCAGAGAGGTTTTAGAAGATGCCTGTCAGCAGACCGGGATTGTGATGGGTGACGCAACATTTAAAAACGCAGACTATCAGGTACAGAAGAAGCCCGAAAACACCACTTTTAGAGCAGTAATCGGAATGGCTGCAGCTCTGGCAGGCGGTAACGCTCGCATTGACGAGAACGATAATTTGCGAATTATCACTTTTGACGATAATACGGATACTATTACATTGGAAACAGTTCCATGGTACAACATTAATGGAAACACTATCCTTGACATCGATAGTAACGAGATTGAGACAATTCTCGAGCGAAAAGGATTTAAGCCAAATTTTATCAATAACCTTATTTATGATGTTGACGACGTGGCTGTTACTGGGGTCAAGTATACAGATAATGAGACGGAATACAAGTACGGTACAGACGGATATGTCATCACGATTGACAACAAGCTTCTGAGTGGCAATGAACAGGCGGGCGTTGACTTGATTGGAAAAGAGCTTGTCGGTATGAGATTAAGACCATTCTCTTGTGACAGCATAGCAATCGGATACGCCACATTTGGAGATAGAATTACATTTTCCGACATTAAAGGCAATATTTACTATTCATATCTGACAGATGTGGACTTTGCATTCTCTGGCAGTACAAGCTTCTCTTGTAATGCAAAGAGCATGGAAGACCTTAATGCCGATTACCCAGACAGTATGCAGGTCGAGGTTGACAATGTAAAGAAAGACACCGAGAAAAAGATTACTGCCTATGATGCAAAGCTAAAGCAGATGAACGAACTGGCAGCCAACACTCTCGGCTTCTACTATACAGAAGAAATCCAGTCAGATGGATCCACGATATCATACCGTCACGACAAACCTACACTTGCTGATTCTAAAGTAATCTACAAGACGGGTGCTGATGGATTCTTCTTGTCAGTAGACGGAGGGCAGACTTGGAAAGCCGGATTTGACAGCAACGGCGATGCAGTGCTGAACATTCTGTATGCTATCGGTATACAGTCGGATTGGATCAATACAAGAGGATTCACGGCAAAAGACAATGACGGGAACATTACATTCCGCATTGATGCAGAGACAGGGGCTGTCAATCTCAATGCTACGGAGCTTACAATTAAAGGGAAAACGCCTGAGAACGTGGCAAATGCTGAAGTTGAGAAATTCATTACAGAGGTATATTCTCCGCAGATTAAAGTTCTTCAGGAGCAGATTGATGGACAGATAGAAGCATTCTTCGGAGACTATGTTCCTGATGGTAATAATGAACCGGCGTCCACTTGGACAGATGATACAACTAAAGAAAAACACTTAGGTGACTTGTTTTATATCGTAAACAACGAAGAATATGGTGGACAGGCTTACAGATATGCAAAGATTAATGGCGAATACAAGTGGGACTACGTGAAGGATACTGCGGTGGTCAAAGCTCTGGCTGATGCGGCGCAGGCACAAAACACGGCAAATGCAAAGAAGAGAATTTTCGGAGCAGAGCCGGCTCCACCTTACGATATTGACGATTTATGGGTTCAGGGAAAGACAGGGGACATTCTTAAGTGTCAAAAGGCAAAGGCAGAGGGCGCAAGCTATGACGCCGATGACTGGGTGAGAGCATCTAAGTATACAGATGATTCAGCAGTTACAGCCTTTATCAAGGGCGTTTTTGCTGACACGATCGAAAGCCTCCAAGAGCAGCTTGACGGCAAGATTCAGACCTGGAGCCAGGATACAGACCCGGCGCTTGAATGGACAGAAACAGAAGAGATTCCGTGGACAGATGTTGATGGCAATTCCATTCTGGATGTAGGCGGAAATGAGATTTTAATTGTTTGGGAAAAAGGCAAATACGTCCACAAAGGAGACCTTTGGCAGAATACTGCAAATAACACACGCTGGCGTTGGGACGGAAATAAATGGGTAGAACAGGAAGTGCCAGACTATCTGTTTGATAAGATTGATGGGAAAGCAGCAGTTTATTTCGAACAACCTAAACCGCCGTACAACATGGGAGATTTCTGGGTTACATCAAAGGCAAATGGTGAAGCTTCTATCAAAACAGCAGTCAGAAGCCGAGCGGACGGTGCGTTTACTGACACTGACTGGATTGATTTCAAATATGCGGACAAAACCGACATTGATAATGCAGTCAAAGAGTATGACACGAGCCTTGGGCAGAATGAAGTTTTTAATAAGTTGACGAACGGCGGTGAAGACCAGGGGATTTATATACAGGATGGAAAGCTGTATATTAACGCAAATTACATCCTTGCAGGACTTTTAGCGGGTAAATTCATCAATGCAAAAGGGATTAAGGTTATTGATAAGGACAACCAAACGACCTTATACATTGATGATAACGGGAAAGTTCATATTCTTGCCACCGAATTTTCTTTGCAGGGCAAGAGCGTATCCGATATTGCCACGGATGCGGCTACGGAAGAAGCGAAGAAATATAAGACTCTAAATGTAACATTATCGAATGAGTATCAGGGTATTCCAACGGATGCGGAAGGCAATTACACGGCATTCCCTGAGTGTAAAACGACGGTGGCGGCGTTGTATGGCGATGAGAATGTTACAAACAGCGCAACTATAACGTTTACTGCCGGAAGCGGGGTTACGGGTTCAAAATCAGGAGCAACATATACAGTAACGGCACTTTCATCCGATACAGGAATTATTACCGTGTCAGTTTCTTATAATAACCTCTCTGTTGAGAAACAGTTTACAATTGCAAAACAGAAACAGGGTATTCAGGGATTACAGGGTATTCAGGGAATAAATGGAAAAGACGGAATAAGCGGAAAAGACGGTCAGGACGGAAAGACATCTTATTTTCATATCAAATATAGTTCTGTTGCGAACCCGACTTCTTCCAGTCAGATGAGTGAAACGCCAAGTACCTATATTGGCACTTATGTGGACTATACAGAAGCGGATAGCGACGACCCTGGCAAATACACATGGAGTCGATTTGAAGGCAAGGACGGGGCGCAAGGAATCCCTGGAACAAATGGAGATAACGGGCAAACATCTTATCTCCATATTGCTTATGCGACCAGTTCTGACGGAAAAACAGGTTTCTCAGTGTCTGATAGCGCAGGCAAGACTTACATCGGGCAGTATACCGATTTTAAAGAGAATGATTCTACAAATCCAAGTAATTACAGCTGGACGAAGATAAAAGGCGATACTGGAAACGGCGTATCTGTAATTGCACAACATTACCTTGCTTCTTCAAGTTCATCAGGTGTGACAACATCCACATCAGGTTGGACGGAATCCGTGCAGACACCAACATCATCTAAAAGATATTTGTGGAATTATCAGACAACCACATACACGGACGGAACGAGTGTGAACACTACTCCACATGTTATCGGTGTATATGGAGAAAAAGGCGATGATGGCAAAGACGCGTCAGATATGACTCAGTTGGAAATCTTTAATAAATTAACCAACAACGGGGAAACACAGGGATTATATCTTTATGACAACAAGGTGTATCTGAATGCCTCGTATATTGACACCGGGTATCTGGCTGGATGGGAAGTTGGATATAGGAAACTTTCAGCAAGTGGCACGTATGGAGAAGTAACGCTAGACGCTTCAGCTGGAGAGATCTATTCAGAGACGAATACGGGAATATATGTACCGGGGTACGGGACATTGTATGGAACGCGTATTAGAGGAATCAATCTTTATACAGGAACCGTACATGCAAGCTCAGCCTCGTTTAATAAAAGCGTTTCGGCAGACAGCGTTTCGGCATCAAAAAAAGTTACAGCAGGTACACATATAGAAGCCAGTGGCCATTTCTATAGCATCGGAACGGGAACAGACCTTGCAGATTTAAGTGTCCGAGGAACAAAGAAAAGAATCCTTCCAACAAAAAACTATGGTACGCAGGCATTTTATTGTTATGAAATGGCGTCCCCCATGTTCGGAGACATCGGAGAAGCATCCGTATCGGAAGACGGCACATGCCTGATAGACATAGATGATATATTCCAAGAATCTACCAATGTAAGGATTGAATATTATGTGTTTTTACAAAAGGAAGGAGATGGAGATTGTTGGGTAGATAAAAAAGAGCAGACATATTTCACTGTAAAAGGTACTCCGGGGCTTAAATTTGCATTTGAAATCAAAGCGCGGCAGGCTGACTATGAACACATGCGTTTTGCCGATGCAAGTGAAACAGCTTATGATAGGGCAATAGACACAGACATGCCAGAGCCAGACTACAGTGAAAGCCTTGAAGTGTCAGAACCAGATTATGAAAAGGAACTTCTTAATAACAGGGAAGAAATTATTGACGAAATGGAGAATGTATCATGAAAAAAATTCTTACAAGTTTTATGAATCTTAGTACTGGAGAGGGAAGCCGCATTGCTTACACCTATTCTGAGGTAAACGAGGAAACAGGAGAAGTTGTCAGTCAGAACAATAAAGGCAATTTTCTCGTGATGAATGACGATGTACAGGCTCATCTTGATGCAGTTAAAAAATATATCAGGGAAAAATATTTAGCATAAGGAGGAAATAGCCATGCCAAAATGGACAGATTATACGATAAAAGCAAATCCTGTGGACAAAGATGAGGTGATGATTCTTGATACCGCAGGCAAGGCAAACAAACGTCTTGGTTTGTCGGTGTTGTCGGGTTTTATTGAAAATAAAATAATGGGTAGAAGATTTGATAATTTAAACACTACTGACAAAACTGTTTTGGGGGCTATCAATGAGGTTGACAGCAATGGAAAACAGTTAAAACAGAGAGTTGATAATATATCAAATTTACCTGACGGTTCAACCACGGCAGACGCTGAACTTGCTGATATTCGAGTTGGCGCGGATGGGGTTGCTTATCCTAGTGCAGGTGAAGCTGTACGTGAACAATTTAAAGGCAACGACAAAAAGATTGATTCGCTAAAAGAAGATATATCCACCAAAATCACCAAATTCTACACCAGTTCGCAAGGCGAAACTCATCTTGCCGATTCTGATAATGGAAAGATTCAGGATATGATGCTGTATGGCAAGTCTGAGCAGAAACAGTATTCTGGGAAGAATTTGCTGAATCCTACGTTACAGACTACTACACAGAATGGTGTTACTTGTACGAATAACGGTGATGGGACTTATACTGTAAATGGTACAGCGACAGGCATTGCAGTTTTTGTTGTATATTATAATTTTGCAGATGTATATGGTAGTGCAAGCTCCCTTAAAATGGTTGGTTGTCCTAGTGGTGGTTCAGCACAAAAGTATTTTCTCCGATCATACAGAAAAGGTGGAAATCCAGAAATCTTAGATGAGTATGGTTCTGGAATATCAATTGGCAGTTTTAAAGAATCTGAAAGTAACATAGCAATTATAGTTAAAAGTGGCGCAACAGTAAATAATCTAATATTTAAGCCAATGCTTACAACAGATACAACAGCTACTTATGCAGATTTCGAACCATACACCGGCGGCATCCCAAGCCCAAACCCTGATTATCCGCAGGAGATTAAGAGTGTGGTGAATCCAACGGTGAAGGTGTGTGGGAAGAATTTATGGGATAATTTTAAAACATTATCATCAGGAAACGTTGAACAAAAAAATGGAACATATATAGCAACAACAGATACTATGCAAGTAGACGTAACACCTAGTTCTAATGGCAGTAGACCGTTGCTTTTAAAAGCGAATAATACTTATACATTTTCATTAAAAACCACAGTTAGTACTTCAGGTAATAGATATGTATGTTTAAGATATACGAATGGTGAAATCAAGGACATTCGTTTTATAAACAATAATTTTATTAATTTTGTTCCCGAAAGAGATGTAGAAAAAATAGGTTTTATTTTATATAGAAGCGTTGCAGGAGATAAAGTATATGATGTCCAGTTGGAAATGGGTTCAGAAGCTACACCTTATGAACCCTACCATGAACAGACCGTCACCCTCCCGTACACATTAAATGCCATCCCAGTAGAATCAGGCGGTAACGTCACAATCAACGGACAGCAGTATATTGCGGATTATGTGGATGTGGAACGTGGGAAGTTGGTAAGGATGGTTGATACTATACATCCAAAAACAGCTAGGGATATGAGTGCGTATGCAGGCATAAAAAAAAATGTTACAAATTATAGAGTAAATACAGGAAATACTGATAAAAAAGGCGTACTTAGTAATATGTTGTTGTTGAACAGAGGACTATGGACAGCGGATGTAAGTGGTGTGTGTATTTTCGAATACGATAATGTGGATTTTTCATTATCATACGAAAAACTTGGTATAAATTCTTCTGCAAATTCCGAACAACGAGAAATAGCATTAAAAACCTGGCTGGAAAATAATGACTTAATGTTTATGTATATACGTAGGACTTCGAACAAAATTGATTTAACACCTGAAGAAGTACAAGCATTCAAAGCCCTTGCCACATACTACCCAGTGACCAACATCAGCGTCAATAGCGAACAGCTTGACGGATATACAGTATTCAACTATCCAATTTCAATGGAGAACGGTTGGAACTACGTGAAACAGCAGATTGGCGATACGAGGGATTATATTTATGATATGGACGCACGCACGCAGGATACTGATTTACAGGCGGCAGAAGCCTATGTCAACAGCGAATATGCAGTAGCATTAACAGAATTGGAGGTATGATTTATGTTATATAGAACATTATTAAAACTTAAAGAAAGAAACGGTCTGACAGACGATTTAAAGAATAAGATTGATATTTTCTTCGCAACGGGCAGGATTACTGAGGAACAGTATAATGAGTTGATGGATATTAATAAGGAAGAAGAGCCGAAAGCGGAAACTAATTAACTAAAGAGGGCGTTAGTTAATTAGAATCTTATAAAATTACAAATACCTATCCAGATAAAAATAGTCTAATTGTGTCAGTATAAAATATAGGAGATTTACACATGACAAACGAACAGAAAACAGTTCTCAGGAAGATTATTTATGCGGTCGAAACCGGTGGACAGGCCTATGGGAAACAGGATTATTCGGACTTCACAGAAGCCTACACCAATTCTTCTGAAGAACACGCAATTACAATCGGGGCAGGACAGTGGTACGCAACCGAAGCTAAAACACTTCTAGAACGAATTTACGATGCCGACCCGGAACAGTGGGAGAAGATAGACAAGGTCAGACTTCTGGAACAGGTCCAGACCGCAAACTGGGAATGTTTCAATATTTCCAGAGTGTCACAGCTTGCTGATACCATAGTTGCTCTTATTTCGTCCGATTTGGGCGTTAAATGCCAAGATAGCCTTATGGATGAACAATTAGCTACCTATGCAGAAGAAGCACTTAAACAGGGCGTTACGGACACTAGAACGCAAGCTATGTGTGTGAACTTTAGGCACCAAGGCGGACAAGGAGCAGTAACGAGGATTTTGGCAAAGACTCAGAAACCATATACATTGGACAATCTCTATGCAGCCTGCCAGACGGACACAGGGAACCAGGTAGGAGTATATAAGGACAGACAGAGATTTGTTTATAATGCGCTGAAAACATATTTTCCAGAAAGTGAGGAAACAAACATGAACGCAATTAATAAATTAATCCAGATCGCAAAGAATGAAATCGGATATCTTGAAAAGGCAAGTAATAATCAGCTTGATAGTAAGACAGCAAATGCCGGAGAAAATAATTATACGAAATATTGGCGAGATATTAAGCCAGATTATCAAGGACAGCCATGGTGCGCTGCATTTGTCTCATGGTGCATGATGAAAGCATTCGGCTTAGACACAGCGAAGAAGCTTTTAAAGCACTGGCCATACGTTTACTGCCCGACAATGGCGGATTTGTTTACCCTGAACAGCAATCCGAAGGTTGGAGATATTGTTATCTTTTATCGAAATAGCGCATTTACGCACACCGGAATCGTAACAAAGGTATCAGGAGATCGGTTCTGGACAGTCGAAGGAAACACTTCTGGTGGCTCTACAATTATCGCAAATGGTGGCGGGGTGTGCCAGAAAAGTTACTACAACAGCAACCTTCCCGGAACAAAATTCTGCACTCCAAATTACAGTTTAGTTAAAAATACAACGTCAGTTTCAGGCTCAGATACGGCCAAAAAGCAGAACGCCAGAGCCTATATCGCACAGATTAAAAAAAGCACAAAATGTTATACAAAATCAAACAAAAACAGTCCATCTAAACTGTTCCCAAAACTGAAAAAAGGTGCCGTTATAGAAGTGATGAAGTACACGGAAACCGACAGTTCGGGGCTGAAATGGTACTTCATCCGCATCCCGCATCCAACAGAAGGGTTTGTTTTTGAATTTGTTCCAAAGGGAACGTTTACCAGAATCACGGAAATTTCTAAATAATTTTCCCCGGGGTTAATTCCCCGGGAGTTTTATCTTTAAACATATTTTGTATCATTTCGGAGGTTTTAGACTGTTATCGTTAGTCACGCGTTAGTCACAAATAAAAATATTGTTTCCTAATATAATAGTGGCAAAAACACTGTATTTACAGGCATTTGCGCATTATTCTAAATTTCATTTGTTAGTCACAAACAATAAAATTAGAATAATGAAAATGAAATG